CGAGGTCGCCGCCCCGTAACCTGTCGGATAACCGGAAAGGACCCGTAAAGTGATAATGATTATCATCTACATATCACAACGTGCGTGGAGGCCATCAAACCACGTCAAATAATCAATTATGACGCAGGTATCGTATTAATTGATCTGCATCAACTTAACGTAAAAACAACTTCAGACAATACAAATCAGCGACACTGAATACGGGACAACCTCATGTCAACGAAGAACAGAACCCGCAGAACAACAACCCGCAACATCCGCTTTCCTAACCAAATGATTGAACAAATTAACATCGCTCTTGAGCAAAAAGGGTCTGGGAATTTCTCAGCCTGGGTCATTGAAGCCTGCCGCCGGAGACTGTGCTCAGAAAAAAGAGTTTCGCCTGAAGCAAACAAAGAAAAGAGTGACATTACTGAATTGCTCAGAAAACAGGTCAGACCAGATTGAAGCAATTTAGATAATCGTGCAGACTACGCCCCATCATATCACATGGAAGGTACTACAATGGCTCAGGTTGCCATTTTTAAACAAATATTCGATAAAGTGCGAAATAATTTAAACTATCACTGGTTTTATTCTGAACTAAAACGTCACAATGTCTCACATTACATTTACTATTTAGCCACAGAGAATATTCATCTTGTTCTTGAAAACGATAATACGGTTTTAATAAAAGGACAGGGTAAGGTTGTAAATGTAAGATTTTCAAAAAATAAATGCCTTATAGAAGCCACCTTAAAAGGATTCAAATCAGGAGAGTTATCATTTTACGAATACAGGAAAAATCTTGCTACAGCAGGGGTTTTCAGATGGATTACAAATATCCACGAAAACAAAAGGTATTACTATACCTTTGATAATTCATTACTATTTACTGAGAACATTCAGAACACTACACAAATATTTCCGCACTAAATCATAACGTCCGGTTTCTTCCGCGCCAGAACCGGACTCGCTGGCATGATGAAATATGTGTACCCGGTAACCCCGGTGTGCATCGTTTTTGATTATTCCCGCACACTCACGCAGAAGGAATTCCCCGTCGGGCTACGGTCATGGTTAATGCGGGAATACGGCGACGATACAGCGCATGATGTGTCAGGCTTGAATACCTTTATCCGTTAAAAGGGATATCAGTTAAGTTATCCCGTGTAGGGTATAAGCCATTGTCGAGACCACTCATTGAATGGCCTCTGCAATAACCGATGTCTTTCCATCAGTCCGCCACCACAAAGAATCTTTTTTGCCTTAAGGCAGGAGCTTCATCTTTCAGTGGCTGCCAGTGTTATTTCCCCACTTACTGGCTTGGGTTGTTTCGTGGTACTGCCGTTAACTGGTGGCCCAGAATAAATTCCGGTTTCATTATCAAGCCCACCCGTAAATGGGCTTTGTAATGGCTACTTCACTTTTGCTTTTGCTTTTGCTTTTGCTTCCGCTCGCTTATGCCGGCGCTCTTCTTTCCTCTCGGCTTTTGCCATGTCCATGAATGCCTGCATGATCGAGTTCCGCATCATGTAGCTAACAAAGTGATGATTGACACAGCCGTTGAGGCGCAGCTGCTCGCCAAACTCATCCACCGAGGCCAATGCTTCCATCATGCCCTTCTCGCCTTTCATGAACTCTGAGAAGTCGCGCCCCGCTCTGGAGGCGCATTCAATGACACGATCACTCATCCCGGAAGCCCGGGGATCGTAATCTGCAGCTGGTTAGCCAGGGAGTTAATCTCAGCGACCAACACTGGCTTCGTATAGCGCCATGCTGCCAGCCCTTGTCCGCAGAAGCTCGCCATGTCTTTCTTCTGGTCAAACTCATGACATTTCATGTTGAGCTGCGCACTTAAGCTGTTGCGATGCTGAAGTTCTCCGGTGAAGTAGTCATCGAGGACTTTATAGGCCGCGTACTTGAACCCGGGGTTTAACCAAGCCGCATAATCGTAAGCAACAAACTTCCCGCCATATGTTCCACCGTGTACACCGCGCTCAGTAAAAACCACAGATTCGTGGTTTTTCTCCAGCTCGGCTAAGAACTCTTTGGTCTGCTTGTTTCGCAGATAGTGGTACGGCGATTCAGATTCACTTTTACCACTAGCTTTCCACATGTCAGTGAGGCAGATCATGCCATCTTCACCGATACGAATTGGTTGATTGAAGAGGGTTAATGATTTCATAGCGTGTACCTACTCTTTGAAATGAACCTTTGCCGCACAGGAAACCAGCCCACCGAGGCTCGCCAGCACTAACTGGTATCCTCAAAGGCCCATTCCAAAGGGGCAGGTTCGGTGTAAAAAACATGCGTTGCGGTACGCATTTATTGCAAAAAGCCCCGCATCGCGAGGCTCATTAAATGGACTTTGTGATTTGCAAAAAAATTATTTCAGGCATTGCGTCCTGATGTATTCCTGCAGGTAGTTAACCTGCGCGGTTATCTTGTCGATTCCACTTCGGAGACGGTAATAATTGAGTTCAGCATCTGCTGTAAGTCCTGGGCTTTCTCCATCGCCCATGCCGCTGGCTCCGGTCGTTGACTTTGCACAGGTGGCGGCGACTTGCAGGCGCTTACGCCCAGCAGAAACATCAGCACGGAGACTTTCGATAGTCGCGTTAGCATCAGCAAGCTCCTTTGTGTATCTTGCGTCGAGTTCTGCTACATCACGTTGACGCTTCCGCATGTCAGCGATGGTGGCGTTCGCCTTCTCCAGTTCACTGGCCTTGTTATCGCGCTGCTCTTTGTAGGCGATTGCGTTATCACGGTAATGATTAACAGCCCATGACAGGCAGACGATGATGCAGATAACCAGAGCATAAATAATCGCGGCGACTCTGCTCACTGATCTATCCCCCAACAGGCTAATGCGCTTTCCTGGTCACGACGAATAACCTGTCCATAGCAGTTATTTGAACGTATGCGGCAATCGCGCCCACCATCTTTTATCCACCAGCGAATCGCCTCGCATGCACCTTTACGATCACCGGCATTCAGCCGCTTATAAAACGTCGACGGGAAACACTTACCGGGGCCAATGTTATAGGGACAAAATGACGCGATACCCGCTTTCTGTGGTTCGGTCAGTGGCACTTTAATATTGCGCTCCACCCATGCCAGCGCCTTATCCCGTTCAATGGCGTTAACCTGGTCGCATTTTTCCTTCGACAGTTTCATACCGGGAAAAACGGGTTTTCCATCCACCACCGTGGCACCCCGACAGATGGTCCAGATGCCGGAACCATCGCGGTATGCCGTTGTGTGGTTACCTTCTTTTTCATCCAGAAACTGGTCGAGAATATCAGGCGCAGGCGCACCGACGGCAATCAGTGCCAGAACGGCAGCCGACAGGCCGTATCTGATTTTTGCGTTCATGGATATTTATCAGGATTTATCGGTTTCTGAACCCTGGATATGTTTATCTGTCCCGGCCTGTTGAATCAGGCAAGGAATAGTTAAATACAATAGAGAGGATTGTTTATGGACAATAGCACCATTTCTCTACAGGAGTTGCTCGACTGCATTTCCAGGCTTCGGGATGATGTAAATGCCCTTACTGTCGCATTTTCATATCTGGCATTCTCAATTCCCAAGGAACAAATGCAACCAACACTGGCATCGCTCCAGCTTGAATCACTCAACCCCAAATGGTCCCAGCAACAACAAAATTCTTTCAAGTGGCTGGCGGTATTACTGGAAGAAAAATATGCTGGTGAAATTACCATTTCGGCGGAGTCTTCAGAGAACCAGTAATTCTTCCCGGTAGCTTTCCTTTGTAGGTTATCCACACATTCTGCGCCTCTAAAATTATGGGGCGCTTTTCCGGCGACAGCTCATCCCCTTCACATAACCCGGCAGCAACATCCAGGAAGACCTGTCTGATGCTCCTTCTGGCTGCTGCCTCATAAAACTCCAGCGCGGCACCTTCAACACGGTCCAGCGAGATGTCCAGGTCAAAAATTTCACCGTCAAAGCGTTTTTTGTCCCGTAACGCTAAAGTTACCGTAACTTTATTCTCAAAATTGCGGATCCCTTTCACAATCAGTTCATAGTTTTGAGTCATTGAATTACTCTCCCCGTGCAGCCTTACGCTTGTCTTCTTTAATCTTGAAATAAAGGTTTGTCAGGTACGTCAGCAGGCCAAATACCAGGCTACCCAGCACTCCAATTGCCGCCCACTGTGAGGGCGTGACTTTATCTAGCAGCTGTAAAAACCAGTACCCGGCACTACCTGCTGAGGTGCCATAGGCGACACCCGTTGTTAACTTATCCATGGATTTCATAACCCCACCTCGCAGACAAAGCGGGTGTAAATTGAGGGAATACTACGAAACGTAACAGACTCGGAGTCAGTGAATAACTCAGGTATTGGGTTATCAGCTAATATCGAGACTCAAAAAATGGAAAAACCCGCTCGACGGCGGGTTTAAGCTGTGTGACGAAGTAACCACTCTTAACAGCATAACCAATTTTTTACGTACGTAAACCACTAAATGATATTTGCGAGAATGCTACCGAGTGTTCAAAACACCACCACAAATACATAAGAAAACCTCAACAAATAACCAACAAATAATTTCCAGTGTTATTTTTAGCCGATTTAAATTGAACCTTCAAATTATAGAGCACTTATAAATAACAGTCGTTAATATAAATTGGCTAATAGATTTATTTTTATTCAGCCAAGAGCTATGAATAGGATTCGATAGAAAAAAGTTCAGATAAAAATAGAGATCTACTTCACAAATCAAACGAGAAACCAAAACTTACATCTTGAAATAATCACATTGATTAGATGAATATTTATCGCGCAGTGACATCATTTTTTAATAATAGTTCAAAAAAAAGGGCTCACGATGAAAAAATTAACAGTGGCAATTTCTGCTGTAGCTGCATCAGTACTGATGGCGATGTCTGCTCAGGCAGCTGAAATTTATAATAAAGACAGTAACAAGCTGGATCTGTACGGGAAAGTTAATGCTAAGCACTACTTCTCCTCTAATGATGCAGATGATGGTGATACTACTTATGCCCGTCTTGGCTTCAAAGGTGAAACCCAAATCAACGATCAACTGACTGGTTTCGGTCAGTGGGAATATGAATTCAAAGGCAACCGCGCTGAATCTCAAGGTTCCTCCAAAGACAAAACCCGTCTTGCATTTGCAGGCCTGAAATTCGGTGACTACGGCTCAATCGATTACGGCCGTAACTACGGTGTAGCATACGACATCGGTGCGTGGACTGACGTTCTGCCAGAATTCGGTGGCGATACCTGGACCCAAACAGATGTGTTCATGACTGGTCGCACCACTGGTGTTGCAACCTATCGTAACAACGACTTCTTTGGTCTGGTTGATGGTCTGAACTTTGCTGCTCAGTACCAAGGCAAAAACGATCGTAGCGATTTCGATAACTACACTGAAGGTAACGGTGATGGCTTCGGTTTCTCTGCTACCTATGAATACGAAGGATTCGGTATCGGTGCAACTTATGCGAAATCTGATCGTACCGACACTCAAGTTAATGCAGGGAAAGTTCTTCCTGAAGTATTTGCTTCCGGTAAAAATGCAGAAGTTTGGGCCGCAGGTCTGAAATATGATGCTAACAACATTTACCTGGCCACTACCTATTCTGAAACCCAGAATATGACTGTATTTGCTGATCACTTCGTTGCTAATAAAGCCCAAAACTTCGAAGCTGTTGCACAATATCAGTTCGATTTCGGTCTGCGTCCGTCCGTTGCTTACCTGCAATCTAAAGGTAAGGATCTTGGAGTATGGGGCGATCAGGACTTAGTCAAATATGTTGATGTAGGTGCAACCTATTACTTCAACAAAAATATGTCTACTTTCGTTGATTACAAAATCAACCTGCTTGACAAAAATGACTTCACTAAAGCACTCGGTGTAAGCACTGATGACATCGTTGCTGTAGGTCTGGTTTACCAGTTCTAATCTGATTACGAAAAAGATATGTTGCGGGAGGCGTTGCCTCCCCAACATATAAGTGGCTCCCTCAAGCCACTTCCTTTAGAAGCACAACCTTGCTTCTAACTATATAAACCTTCTGTTATATATTACCCTTTATTTTTGGGGGCGTCTCAACGCCCCATTTTTAATAATTTTTAGTAAACAATTGGCATATTAATTAGAGTTATTAACAACGATATCCATCTCTAACCGGATATCTAATGCCATTAACATCCCTTCAATTATGCCCTCAGCCTTCTGTAACCTTTTCCCGATATAACCATCAGAGCAGCAATGCTTACCTGCCAGTGACATGAATGTCATACCGACTACATAATAATCTACTAATAAATCGTGCAAATCGCTGTTGTTCTTTTTCAGACGGGCCATGCACCCGCAAATGATCATCGCGTCATCGTCACAACATTGCGGGCGAGATTTTACTTTTGAAGTAATTAATCCCTTAAAACCGGCGGCAATGGACGACCAGGTCACATCTTCATGATTATTAGCCGCCCACGCTCCCCAACGCTCAAGAACCATCTGAATATCACGCATCAACTTACTCCACAAAACTCAGACCAGAACGCCAATTACAAGCAAAAATCAACAAAACAGTATTAGTTGGTTGTTATCTCTGACTTCATACTCCTGCTCCTGTCAGGGTTTTGGCGTAACTCTTCAGTATTCGGTAATCGGTCAAAACAGAACCGGGGAAACGATATAAGCGCAGGCGCATCCAGCGGTGGCGAAGACGTTCTGCCATATAAGACTCAAACATCATTCATTCCCCAGTTCGGTGATGGTCAACTCCAGCTTCCCACCTTTGGTAACGGGCATCTTCACAACACGGTAATCAACGACCTGAACATCATCCAGCCAGAAACCTGCTTTGGTGAGTGCGTCAAAAGCGGCTTTTTGCAGATTATCCAGGTCACGGCGACGGCGATCCGGCATGTGGCACTCAATGCGGATTTTTACAGGAATAGCCAGGCCGATATCCAGCATTGCGTTTTTAATGATTCGGGCGACGTTATCGCGGTATGCCTGCCCTTCTGCGCTGATGTGTGTGCGCCCGCGATTATGCCGGTAGTAGCGGTTATTGCTAGGCGGCCAGGGTAATGTGATGTTGTAGGTATTCACGCCTTGATTACCCCCTCTTTCAGCCAGATAACCTGCGTTCTCGCCATACCTTCCAGCGCGCATTCTTTTGCATATGCGGCATCGACAAAATGTGTGCGGCGGTCGATTTCGTCGTGGCAGGCAGAACATGCAATGGTGGCAATCAGGTCTGGCGGTTTGGTACCGGTGCCGCACAATCCAGTCAGCCGGATATGTGCCAGTACAGACGTTTCAGGGTTGCCATTACATACGCCAGGGATTCTTACCTGGCATTCCCGACCACGCGCTGCTTTTCTCAAATCAGCCATGATTCCTCCTTGCTGCCAGTCGCAACCATTTTTTATCAACCAGGCTGGCGGTATATCCGAGCAGTGTTGGTATTTCGGATGGCTTCAGCTCAGGTTTACGCTTACGACGATTTGGTACTCTGTAGATGTGTCCGTTCATGACACGAATAAGCGGTGTAGCCATTACGCCTCCTGCTTGTCGCGCAGCAGCTGGAACTCGCAGCTCTGCGGAATAGTCAGGTGGCAGCCAATATTCATCGCCCAGGCTTCAACCTTACACAGGAAGACATACATCTCTCCGGCATCAAGATCGGAGGTATGGCGTAACGACTGGATAGTGGTGATTTCACCGGTTACGACATCAACCAGTTCTTTGGTTTCATAACCGAGGTATGTGTGTTTGAGAGCTTCTTTTACCCATGCTGCGGTAGCGAACGATTTCCCCCTGCTGATAAGGTATTCACTGATTTCGCTGTACCACATGTGGCTGAGTGCATTCTGGGAAAGACTGCGTTTCTCACGCCACGGTTTAAGCACCATGCGAAAGCATTTTCCGTCCTCCAGATAAGGCTGGATCTGCTGGCCGATAGCGGTGAAGTTGCCGCGATGTAATTTGATGCCATCTTGTGGTAGGTTCACGCTTCACCTCCGCAGAGGTCAAACGTTGGATGCAAAAAATCGCAGGTGCATTTCTGCATCTGTGAAGGGAGAAGAGAGTTTAGATTGTATGTGCGCATAAACGTCCCCGTTTAGCGCAACCCCACCGCCGGGTGTTCAGGCCGACAGTAACTATATTATTCCCTACTGTTTTTTAAAAATCAAAGGCCTTTATACGTCACACGAGAGCAAATATTTCCGAAGAAGAAACCTTTCGCCTTGAAAGGATAAAGAGTTCATTTCATAAATTGAAATATTCAATAAGAATATTGCAAAAAATGAAATTATTTACTAGCGAGTCTATCTAACTGATAATTATGAAGATTGTAAGCGGTAGCAATCACCCGCATACACATTGAACAGGATTTAATACAAAACGTCTTAAATTGTCCGTAAGGAATAGCACGAATGACTCAAACTCCACTATTACTTGCAATCATATTTTTATTGGTTGTTCTTGTTCTATATATAGCTGCAATCAAACGCATCAAAAAAATACAATTAGAATTAAGTGATAGCAATCAAAAAAATGAAGAATACAAATCTCGCTTTGCAGATTATTTTAATGTGGAAGAGGAATGTAAGAAGCTTATTGAGAAAACAGAGCAAGAATGCTCCATTATAAAAGAAGAGTCCCAAAAAGTAAAAGAAAATGCCAATAATGAACTAACAAACACCATTGAAAAAATGGATGGTATCAATAAACAAATCCAAGAACTAAGAAGAACTTATAAAGAGAAGAAAGAAATATATGATAAGCTAGTAAAGCAAATTTCTATTTATTCAGAAGATGTTGAACTAGCCGAACTAGGATTTTACGAACCTCATTTTAATTTTGAAGATTCAGAGCAATTTAAAAACAAAATAAAATCCATCAGGGATGAACAGAAATTAATGCTGCGGGATAAAACCCACTCTGGTGCAGTATATTGCACAACCCAATGGACTGTTGAAGGCTCTCGAGCAGAGGGTAAAAAAATGACAGACAGAAATATTAGGCTAACTACTAGAGCATTTAATAATGAATGTGATGCTGCAATTAGTAATTGCACGTGGAAAAATATCACTAAAATGGAAGAACGCATCACAAAGGCATTTGAGGCCATAAATAAACTAAACGAGCAAAATCACATATATATAAATACTAAATACCTTAATAAAAAACTTGAGGAGTTGTGGCTTACCCATGAATATCGTGAGCAAAAACAGAAAGAAAAAGAAGAACAGGCAGAAATAAGGGCACAAATGAGAGAGGAGGAGCGTGCACAACGAGAAATAGAAAAGGCCATGCAAGACGCAGAGGCAGAAGAGCGCCGTTATAAAAAAGCAATTGAAGCTGCAAGAAAGGAAATGGAAAAAGTTACTGGTGACATGAAGCAGCGCCTCGAAAATCGCATTGCCGAACTAGAACAGAGTTTGTCGCAGGCTGAATCAAAGCATCAAAGAGCATTATCCATGGCACAACAAACCAAACAAGGTCATGTTTATATTATTTCGAACATAGGTTCTTTTGGGGAGAATGTTTATAAAATAGGCATGACACGACGTCTTGATCCACAAGACCGTGTAAATGAGCTTGGTGATGCATCTGTTCCTTTTATTTTTGATGTGCATGCCATGATTTATTCGGAGGACGCTCCATCATTAGAAAAAAAACTACATGATGTCTTCGATAAAAAGAGAGTCAATCTTGTAAATCGTAGAAAAGAGTTTTTCTATGTTACTCTGGATGAGATCAAAGAAGCTGTTAAAAAACACTCTGATTCAGAAATTGAATTTATTGAGACAGCAGTCGCAAAAGACTTTAATGAGTCATTGGCTATTCGTAATCATGAAAATAAAAAAATCGACAACAGCAACTCATCAATCATACTTGAGCGAAAAATCACAGAGTTTGCAGATGCAATTTAATTAATTTGTAGTTAAAACAAAACAGGCATCGTTGATACTTTTTGGTCAGCGATGCTTACATCCTCCTCTCGGAAAACGTCGATTACTTGCAACTTTATTTTTAATTTCCAGCAGCAAGTACTAATGCACAACCTCCATTACATACTGATTTGAACATCACGAATCCCGCCTCTAGCTTAAACTACAAAGTATTACCAGAATCAATCTTATTCATAACTAAACTCCACAGACCAATTGAACATATGAATCCATATTGATATGCTACATCACAATGTGTTAACCATTAGATAACACATTGAAACTATAAACATCATTACTATTTAAATTTCGTATTATAACTACAGCAAAAGGAAAGCCTCATGACAAACAAAAACAAACTTGAGAACTTTGAAGACTTACTTCTGGGGAAGTTTTTAGATCCCATACATGGAGTGATTCGAATAACTAAGCTAGAAAAAAAGATAATTGACCATCCTTTATTCCAACGACTACGAGATATCAGGCAGAACACGTTTCTATATAAAGTATTTCCTTCTGCAATGCACTCTCGCTTTGAACACTCTGTCGGTGTAATGCATTTATCGTATGAGATTTTGAAAAATATAAATTTGAATGCATTAATTTATGACCGAAAAAATATGGGCATTGATCTATATTTAGATATAAAAAAAATGCCTTCAAGTCTTATACAGGAGTTACGTATTGCAGCATTGTTACACGATGTTGGGCATGGCCCACTTGCCCACCAATTCGATAGTTTTGCAATATCCGTAAAAGATTTCAAAGAAAAATGCAAAACTGAAGGAAATAAACAATACGATAAGATTATATCTTTAAGTGATAATGACAAGTTAACCCACGAACAAGTATCATGTATTTTTATTAAAGAAATTATTGAAGAATTAAAAAATGAAGCCCAAGATAAATCAAATGACGACGATGTCTATAAAGAAAACATAGCGGCTATTAATCCAGAAAGCATTATAAAAATTGTTGATAAAAGATATGATTTTAAAAATAACATTGAGGGAGTAAATGTATATCCTTTATTAGGTTCAATCATATCATCTTCACCTATAGATGCGGACAGAATGGACTACCTACTTAGAGATAGCTACTTCTCCGGCGTTAAATATGGGATTTATGATTATGGACGATTATTAATGTCATTTATTCCTGTGAAAGTTGAAAATAGTGTTTACCTGGCATATAAAGAAAGTGGTATGGATTCAATACTAGAATTTGCCAATGCAAGAAGTGGGCTTTATAGTCAAGTTTATTTTCATAAGACCAATCGTGCACTATCTGCGATGCTTAACAAAGCGTGTTCTAGAAAAAAAACTGATGATGTTGTCTCTTTAAAATCTAAAAACACTCTCATTGAGTCCATCAAACACTTTTATCGTGAAAACCCAGACAAAACGTTTTTAGAAAACACTCTTAAAAACACATTAGATAAAAATTCTCAAGCTATAATTCAAGATATTGTTGATAGAAATGTTTGGAAAAAAATATATGAAAAAAAACACACGTTTTCTAATGTTAACATTTCCGACAACAGATACAAAGAATATAAACAAAATATATCTAAGAAAATCAACAAAATCATTGAGGATAATTTAAAAGGAGATGAATGGGTTCTTGATTTTCAGATTGAAGATAACTTTAAAGATATCGATACAAGTCAAGCTAAAATAATAAAAAAAGAAACAGGCGGCAAGTATACAATAAATGATTTATGTAAGTATAACGATGTACTTCAACCCTATCACTATGTTAAATTCTTTATTCGAGTTTTTGTTTCTAAGACAACTCAACTCCAAAACACCGAAGAAATTAATGTGTTAATAAAAAAAATAGATAAATGTCTTAATGATGAGATTGAACATATTAAAAAAGACAAGTAGAGCCCCCCTGATGTTTTAAAAAAACATCTTAACTATAAACACAACGCCATTAGTTACTCTCAGTAACTAGTGGCGTTCATGTCTAATGATTGACCCGCAGTATTATCTGGTGCTTGTCAATCAGATTTATTCATTGTTTAATACTACCTCAGCATCCTGTTATACGCTACACAACCATTATTACTCATCCTTTGAGTTACATTTAATATCTGAAATATTTTTGTGTTAATCAATGTGTGGATATATTCCCTACTAATTCACTAATTCATACAGCACCAAGCTAGAAACATTGTTATAGTTCCCCGGGTGATGCTGCCAACTTACTGATTTAGTGTATGATGGTGTTTTTGAGGTGCTCCAGTGGCTTCTGTTTCTATCAGCTGTCCCTCCTGTTCAGCTACTGACGGGGTGGTG